AATCAGGCTGTTAAATTGATCTTGTTGCCCTTGAATATCCAGCACATTACAGAACTGGCTGAATTGGGTGAAGTTCGATTGGTCAGCAGTGCGCAGGGTATTTTTGTTACTGCACCGCGCTTTGATTATATGTGCCAGTCAGTAAGCGGCAGCTTTCCTGACTGTAAAAAGGTGGCTGCGAGCAACAGCGAAACTAAGTGTATAACTATTAATAAAAGCAAGTTGCTGGCAGCTATTTCAAGAGCTTCAGTTATTGTTGGCGATGAAATAGGCAGTAAGATAAAAATTTGCAGTGATGCAGAGCGGCTATATATCGAAGCTGTCAGCATCGCTGGGACTGGTATTGAAAGTATTGCTTTGGATGCCGTTGAAGGCCAGGACGAAGATACAAATTATTTTTCGGCTGGCAGGCTGTACAGGCTGATATATAACTGCCGCGGTGATAGTGTTACTATTGGCAGTAATGGCAAGTATAAGCCCATTTTTGTGCGTGCTACAGGCAGCGATATCTTTTATATAGTCGCATCCATGAAAGGTTAAGGGCTATGAGTGGATGGATAAAATTGCACCGTAAATTGCTGAAAAGCCGTGCGTGGTGTGGTGCGGATGCAGAAGGCAAGGTAATACTGATTACATTGCTGTTAACTGCCTGCCATAGTGTCACGCACTGGCAGGTAACAACAGATAAAAACGCTGTGCTGAATCCGGGTGAATTGTTTATCAGCTACCGCCGCTTTGCTAAAAGCTGTGGCGTATCTTTAAAAAAGCTTACAAGTGAATTTAACCGTCTTGCCGTAGTCGGTTTTTTAGAATGCAGAAGTAAGCGTGAAGGTACGATTGTGCGTATTAAAAACTGGGAATGCTATCAGCTGGCGGATACACCTTTGGATACACTTTTGGGAACAGATTTGGAGACACTTGCGAATGCCGATACTGCAAGGGCTTCCAGTGAAAATATTGCCGCTGCGGAAACACCAAAGGGAACAGCTTTGGGTACACCTTTGGCGACACATAACAAGAATTATATATTATTAAAAAATAAATTAAACAACACTGACACGAACAAGAAGCTGCGCAGTGCTGCATCGGAACCTGAATTTGTGTCAGCTTTGCAGGAATATGATGCTGCTTATACAAGTGCAAAACACAGGCTTGATGGCGATGAAATACAAATGCTGCAAGCTTTTGCTGTTAGTACTAAAGCCGTATGGGTATTGCAGGCCGTAAGGGAGCTAAAAGCAGCTAACAGGGGTAAAGTGATTCGTAATCCGAAGAATTATCTTTTTGGCATACTTGGTAACTGGCTTACAGATGGTTTGCCAAATGACAATAAAGCTGCACAGCAATCGCTGGATGATTTTTACAGACAGGAGGGCATAACGTGAATGTTATAACAAAGCAAAATGTTTTAAAAGCGTTTTACCAGTTTGATAAGAAAAAGATGCCGATCGTGGAAATAAACGGTAAACTTTCTGCCAGCATGGATATTGCCATGCGCAAAAGGCTGTGTGATGAATGGCTGGTTGCGTTCCGTACTGTTGATGCCGTTGCATTCGATAAAGCAGCTGAGCTTGCCCTTGCTTCCTGTAAAAAATATCCGGAAGAATCTGAAATGTGGGATTTCATCAGTCAGGCTGCAGAACTGGGCAATAATGAACCGGCACAGGAAGAAGCTTTACTTCCAACACCGCCCGCTCCGAAAAAAGTACCGGAATATGTTCAAAACCCTCAACGGATTGCAAAAATAATAGAGTTGGCAAAAGCAGGCAGGTTTGCAGAAGCGGCACAGTATTTCAAAACTTCTATCGAAGAAGATGAAATAATCTGCTACGCTAAAGAGCATTGGCCGGAAGCAGAAGCTGAATGGATAGAGAAAAATAAAGACGAACTTAAAGAACTGGTTGAGCAGGAGCATATCTGCGGCAAATGTATGTGCTTGAAAAGGTGCAGGACGAACGGCTACAGGCGTGTTGGCTCAATAGATAAATATACAGGCTTTTTGATTTTAAAAATGGAAGTCTGCTCAATGAAAAGGATGGAAAAAAATGCAGGCATACAGAATTAATGGATTGCTGATAAAAGTGGAACGGTGCGCAGCTGATATGTACATAGTCAGAAATATTCCGGGAGTTTTTGATAATCAGGTTGCTATTGGCGCGATCGTCCATAAAGAGTTAGCACAAAAGTTTTTAGACAGCTACGCCGTGAAAAGCAGTGATAAAACATTGGACATCTTGGATGTTGATTTTGAAGAAAAACTTCCTGAAGGAATACGGTATTGCCGTGGTTGCGTATACTGGAACGGAAAAGGATGTGAAGTAGGTGATAAAGGTGCGTGATGAAGAAAAAAGGCTGGCTGTACAGAAACTGGAAGAATATGCTTTGAACCGTGAAGCGCTTAAAGGCCTGCGCAGTAAGCTGAAAAGATTGGCAGACATCGGTAAACCTGCTGCTGCTTCTGTTGCATCCTATGATGCGGCAGCTACCAGCACAACACCTTATCATCCTGGCATGATGAATATTGCTGAAGAATGTCAAAGGATACTTTTGAAAATAGCAGACAGGCAGGCTGAAATATTAATTATTGAAGACGCGCTGCAAATAATCAATAAAGGAATAAACTGTGAGCATTACAGCGATATATTGATAATGCGCCATGTAGACGGCTATAGTATGGAGCGCATCACGGAGAAGCTGGGATACAGTTCAAGGCAGGCTATTTATAACCAGTACAATAAAGCTTTATCTAAATTTGCTAAGGCTTTGGAATGGACAAAATGAGGACAGATTTTTGCTTTTACCTGTGGTAATATGGTAGTGATAAGAAATGTAAAAACGTATTCGGCACTTGCAATGTTATATTGCAGGTGCTTTTTTATGCGTGAAATGAGGTGACAGCTTGCCAAACAGAATAAAGCGTGAATGCCGTAAGCTTGGCTGTCTTAGCCTGACGGATAATGCAAACGGTTATTGTGATAAGCACCAGCAGGAAAAATTCATGCGCTATGACCGTTATCGTAAAAGTGCTGCTCAGCGTGGCTATAATGCGCGTTGGCAAAGATACAGAAAAATATTTTTGCAGAAACATCCGATTTGTGCAAATTGCCGCAATGCGCCTGCGAGTGTAGTGGATCATATCAAGCCGCATAAAGGCGATTATGATTTATTTTGGAATGAAGCTAATCATCAGGCGTTGTGTAAACGCTGCCATGATATTAAAACTGCTACTGAGGACGGCGGCTTTGGTAATGATATTTTGAAAAAATAAAAAAATATTTTTTCTTAAAATTTTTACTCAGGGTAATCCCTTACGAGGGGTAGGGGGGTGTAATTTCCTGCAGCTTTTCACATCATACCGCACCGTACTCGAACTTTTGAAAAGTTCCCCTATCATATATTTTTTTTGCAAATATTGATTGAAGGAGGTGATATTTATGCCGACACCGGCTCAAAGTGCTAAGGTTATGCTTTTTAACCGTGGCAATAAAACTGGTAAACATTATACAAAAACAGAAATTGAGAAACGGCAAAACGCAGAAGAAAAAATCAAGCGTGCTGAAGTAGTATTGAAAACACCTGCGTTTTTAAAAGAAAAGTCGTGTGTTGCGGCTTTGAAAATTTGGAAGGAAATTATCAAGGAAGGGAAAGAGATAGAGCTGTTTGACAATGTTGATGCACGCATATTGGCAAACTTCTGCCGCTATCAGGCTTTGTTTGAAGATGAAGCTGTGAAGATGTTCCCTGATAAAAAGAAATTAGATATGTATGGTAAGCAGGCTTTAAGCTATGCTGAAAAGCTTGGACTTACGCCAACTGCCCGCGCCCGCCTTGTTGTCAAACGTGCTAATGCTTTAAATGACGATGATGAACAGGATTCAATGATGGCATGACCTGTTATGATGATTTATTTGTGACTGAGCGCTATGCGCGCGAGGTCGTTGACGGACTGCGCCTTGTGTGTAAGCGGGAACGGCAGGCTTGTCAGCGGCATCTTGATGATCTGGAAAGGCAGGGTACAGATAGCTTTCCTTATGTTTTTGATGAAAGCAGGGCAAACAGGATTTTTGACTGGTTTGAAAAATACTGCGTGCACGTGCGTGGCGTATATTCCGGGCAGCATATCCAGCTGCTGCCTTTTCAGTATTTCGACTTGGGCTGTGTTTTTGGCTGGGTACATAGAGAAACAGGCGCACGGCGGTTTACCAAAGCTTTTAATTTCCGCGCTCGTGGCAATGTCAAAAGCACTGAAATGTCAGGCGTTGCTTTATACGGCATGTGTGCTGACGCTATCTATCCACCGGGTAAGCCTGAGCTGCGGCGCTTTGAAATGGCACCGGAGGTTGAATGCGCGGCCGTGGACAGGGAACAGGCAAGACGTGTTTGGGGTGATGCCTGTTCTATGGGTGAAGCTTCTGTAGAAATCAGCCAGAAGCTTATTATCAAGCGTACGCGGGTAGAGCATAAAACGCGTAAAGGCTGGATGCGGGCTTTGAGCAAACAGACGAAAAACAAGGATTCCGGTGCGCCGTGTATGGTTATAATTGACGAATATCATGCGCATCCGTCCTCCGAGATCGTTGACGTGCTGAAATCCGGCTTCGGCAAACGGCTGCAGTCTTTGCTGTTTATCATTTCTACGGCTGGTAAAGATGCAGAAAACAATCCCTGTAAGGCAGAATATGACCTGTGTTGCAAAATCTTAGATGGCGACACTGATGAGCCTATTGATGATTATTTCTGCATGATACGCGAACTGGAGGATGGCGACGATCCTTATGATGTCAACGCTTTAGTCAAAGCGAATCCTGTGCTGCAGCATGAAACTGAATACAGCAAGCATTTGCTGAAGGAAATCGTAAGCGAGGGACGTGAAGCATTTGTAAGTAACGACCCGAAAAAGCTGCGCGAATATCTGACTAAACGCTGTAATTTGTGGCAGGACAGCAGTGAATTGAAATATATGGATGGCCTGATGCCTAAGTGGAAAACACTGAAGGTGACCCGTGATGAACTATATAAAATTATCAGCGGCAAGCGCTGCATAGTTGGTTATGACCTTTCAAAGCGCATTGATCTGACAGCTGCGACTTTTATTATTCCGCTTGATGAAAAGCGTGTAGCAGTAGTTTCGCATGGCTTTATACCTGAAGAAGCGGTAAAACGACATGAACAGACTGACCGCATAGCCTACAGGGAATATGCCCAGCGTGGCTACTGCACCATAACAGAGGGCGCAGTTGTTGATTATGATGTGATGAAGGTATGGGTAAAGTGCTTTGCTAATGAGCTGGATTTAGATGTTGTGGAACATTGTTTTGATGGCTGGAACGCTTCTTACTTCATGCAGAAGCTGGAAGAAGAAGGGGAAACAGTTATTGAAGTGCGGCAGGGTATTCCGACTTTGAGCGAACCTACCAAAGAATTCAGGCTGAAAGTAGTGGAGAGCAATATTATCCATGAAGGCAATGAGCTGTTTGACTGGTGTTTGCGTAATGCGTATGCCTACACTGACAGCAATGAAAATATCAAATTGAGTAAGAAAAATAAAGATGATACGCAGCGTATTGACTTAGTTGCTGCCGGCATAAATGCTATGGCACGTTTGCCTGCATTTTATGAAGAATACGGCGGCACTGGCGGCAGTTCCGGCGTTCGTTTTTTGTGAGGTGATGTAATGGATAAGGAAGATAAGGCTATTGTCATACTGGTGCTTTTGGGTATGTTGCTTGTCGTGACCGGTATTGCACTGATCAGTATACCGGCTGCTTTAATTGTTGCCGGCGTGCTGTTGGTTGCTGTGGCAGCCAATATTGCCAGGCGAAAAGTAGAACAAACAAAAAAATGAACGGCTGTTTCCTTGTGGGAATGGCTGTTTTTATTTTACCTGAAGGGAGGTGAAACAAAAGATGAGTGATACGATACGCAGCCCGGCAGGCCTGCTGGTGGGGGCTTTCAAAAATCTCTTTGCGCCGGGTGCCGCAAAGAGTGCAACTGTAAGCAGCCAGTTTCGCCTTACACCGGGAATGATGCTGAACGGAGTGCAGCTTAATAATGTGACTGCCATGCAGTATAGCGCAGTATGGGCTTGCATCCATGTGCTGGCTGAAACATTTGCCAGTTGTAAATGCTATTTGTATCAGAAGATGCCTGACGGCAGCAGGCGCAGGGCTGTTGAAAATCCGCTGTATGATGTGCTGACATATGTTGCTGCACCGAATATGCCGGCTTATTATCTGCGTGAAACTATGCAGTATCATGTGCTGAGCGGGGGTAATGCCTATGCTGAAAAAGTATTGGACAGCAAGGGAGAAGTTACGCAGCTGAACATGCTGCTACCTATGAATGTGCTGCCGGTACAGGACTATAACACCGGTGAGATTTATTACAATGTCAATGACCGTGGCAAGCTGTATAAGCTACCTGCGGAAAAAATATTGCATATTCCGGGGCTTGGCTATAACGGTGTTATTGGTTATAGTCCGCTGGCAATGGCGCGGCGTGCTATCAGCTTAGGCATGAGCAGTGAAGAACTTGGCAATAAATTTTTTGAAAATGGCGCATTGGCAACTGGTGTTTTGGAAACTGACAAGCCTTTGAAAGAAGATGCCTGGCAGCGTTTGAAAGAACAGTTTAAGTCTCGTTATGAAGGCAGTAGTAATGCCGGATCTACGATGATCTTGGAAGGCGGTATGAAATTCAATCGTATTTCTGTAAATCCTGAAGAAGCGCAATTTTTGGAAACACGCAAATATCAAACTGAAGAAATAGCACGCTTCTACCGTGTTCCGCTGCATCTTATTCAGAATTTGGAAAAGTCAACGTATTCCAATATAGAGCAGCAGACGATTGACTTTTATCAGAACACAATGCTGCCGTGGTTTGTGCGCTGGGAACAGTTTATGAACATGCGTTGTTTAACGCGCCAGCAGCGGCAGGAAGGTTATTACTGTGAATTTGATATGCTTTCCATGCTGCGGGGTGATAATCAAAGCCGTGCTAACATGCTGCACCTTATGCGGCAGGATGGCATTATCAATGCCGATGAATGGCGTGAGCGCGAGAACATGAATCCGCTTCCTGACGGGCAAGGTAAAACAGTATTTATTAATGGCAATATGCTTCCTGTTGAGGAAGCTGCCAAAAAGAAGGGGGCGAATAAAAAATGAGCATGGAATTGAAAGCCTGCCGTGAAGCGTTGAAAAGTGGTAATAAACCTGCTGCGGATGATCTTCTGTGCGTCAAAGCGTTTTCGATGGAGCAGGTTAAGGCTATCGAAGAAAAAGACGGCCGGATTATCTGCGATTTTATATTATCTAATGGAGCTGTGGACAGAGATTTTGACACCGTAAATCCTGACGGCTGGGAGCTGGAAAACTTCCGTAAAAATCCTGTTGTATTGTGGATGCACGATATGTGGGAGCTGCCTGTGGCTAAGTCTTTGTTGGAAAAAGTGGAGGACGGAGAGCTTATTGGCCGGGCTGAGTTTACAAGTAGGGATGAAAATGATTATGGTTATATGGTTGGGCAAATGTATAAGTTGGGCTTTTTGCATGCGGTCAGCTGCCGTTTTCGTGGTATCGAATGGGAATGTGCAGATGACGTGAACCGGCCTTTTGGGATTGACTTCAAAAAACAGGAGCTGCTTGAATACAGCTGCGTTACTATTCCGGCTAATCCTGATGCTTTATTGAAAGCAAAAACTGCCGGTGTTGATGTAAGCCCTGCTGTACAGATGGCTGAAAATATTTTAAGTAAGAACAGTTTTGACGCGCTGGCTAAAAGCATTGCTGAACGTGTTTATGCTGCTGTCAGTAAGAAAATGACTGTGGTTGATCTGCATGATGATCGGCTGGCACAGGAAAAAATGAAAGCAATGCAGATGCGGTTAAATTTGAACAAAAATAAAGGGGGACTAAACTAATGAACATGCAAGAGTTATTACAAAAACGTGCTAAGGCTATCAAGGCACAGGAAGAAATCATGTCTAAAGCAGCGGGTGGTTTGACTGCTGAAATGGAAAAGAATTTCAACGATCTGCAGCAGGAAATCAACGAATGTGACAGGCAGATTGAAATGCTGGAACAGGTTGATGAAAATGCAAAGAAAAATTATGGCGGCAGCGTTTTTGGAAATAGTGGCCCGGCTGTGCATATTGACCCGGTCAAGGATGGGGCTAAGGATAACGGCGGCTTTAAAAGCTTGGGTGAGGTATTGCACGCTGTTAAATATGGCGATAAAAAAGGCCGCTTGGAAAATCTTAAAGCACAAAATACTGCTGATGGCGCAAGCGGTGGTTATTTGATCCCTGAACAATTTTCGGATGAGCTTTTAATGGTTGGAGAAAAACGCAGCCTGATCCGTCCTTTTGCTTTGGTAATCCCGGCAGGAGAATATCCGGATGCAGCGATAAATATGCCTGCATTGGATTATACTGCTGGCAATGAAGGCGGTGTGACTGTTAAATGGATCGAGGAAGGCGAGGAGAAGCCTGAAAGCAATGCAAGCTTTAGAAATGTTGAGCTGAAGCCTAAAGAAGTTGCCGGCTTTATTACTGTTACAGATACGTTACTGCGTAATGCGCCTGCTTCGTCTACTATTTTTGGGCAGCTTTTGAGCAATGCTATCGTACGTGCAGAAGACAGAGCTTTTATCAATGGTAATGGAATTGGCAAACCGCTGGGGTTTGCTACTAACGGTAATGGTGGCAAGCTGGTTGTACAAAGGGAAACTGCGGGTAAAGTTACGACTAATGATGTGGCCAATATGATGGCAGCGTTCCCGCCTGAAGATATTCCTGATTCTATTTTTCTTGCCAGTAGCACCATTTTGGCAGATTTGATTAAATTGCAGGACGCTTCCGGCAGATTTGTTTTTGTGCAGGGTGATCTGACTAAGGGTATTCCTACAACATTAATGGGTATGCCTCTTTTCCTGACTGGCATGAACGCTTCTCGTGGTAATACAGGCGACTTGCAGCTGGTCAATCTGAAAAAATATTTGATTAAAGATGGCAGCGGTATTTATATCAGCATGTCTGAACATGTCAAATTTACCAGTAATCAAACGGTTATCAAAGCCTTCCGCAATGTGGACGGCAAGCCGTGGGTAAATGCTCCGTATATGCTTGACAGCGGTGTACAGGTCAGCCCTTATGTATTGCTTGGCGGTACTACTGCGGCAACTACGCCGATCAGTGACTTGACAGCTGCGGCTACCGGCAGCAACGTGAAATTGACTTTTACAGCTGCTAAAAATGCTAATTCCGTTAATATCATGCGCAGTGATGATGGCGTAACTTATCAGCGCATTAATGTGAATGCTGTTTCGGTCGATGCGGCTGAGTACACGGACACTAATTTGGCAAACGGAACTTACGGCTATAAAGTAGTTGTAACCGGTGGCGAGAATGCCGGTGTGTCTAATGCTGCAACTGCTACTGTAACCGGCATAGCTGCTGAAAACAAAACTGCTTCTGCACCTAAAAAATAATCATGCGGTTAAAAGTGATTGTTCCGCCTGCAAGTGAGCCGGTAAGCCTTCAGGAGATGTGTGCCTATTTACGGCTTGACTGTGATGAAGAACAATCTTTGATAGGGCAGCTTATAAAAGCTGCCCGTCAATATTGTGAGGATTTTCAGCACAGGGCGTATTTAAGGCAAACATTGGAACTGATTGACAAGCCGATAAATAACATTTTAGAACTTCCGCGCAGTGAAAACCTGCAAGAAGTTTTAAGTGTTAGTTCGAATAATGGCAGGTATACCGTTGTTCAGGATTTATTGGCACGACTTTGTTTTACTGCTGAAAAAAATAATGTGACTGTCAGGTATGTAACTGGCGTAGAAGATGCTGCCGGTGTGGATGAACAGGTAAAGCTTGCGATCAGGATGCTTGTTGCGCACTGGTTTGAAAATCGTACTGCCGTAAGTTTCAGTAATGCAGTTCCGCGCGAAGTTCCTTTGGCGGTGAAAGCATTATTGGAACCGGGGAGGATCATAACATTATGAATCCAGGAATGTTGAAGCACAGGATCGCTTTTTTACAGAAATCCGAAACAGTGCGTGACGAAGTGGGCGGTAAGATGCCAGCAATGTATTCTGAAGCTTTTAAACTGTGGGCGGCTAAAAGTGAACGTCCTGCTTCAAGGCGTGAGCTGATGGGAGAACATGCAAATTATGTGCCTGTGTTTTTTACAGTTCGCAGGTGCAGCGGCGCGAAAAGGCCTGATGTAACCATGCGCATTCGGTGTAAAAATCTGATATATGAACTGTTGAATATTTCTGATCTGGATAACGGTTATCTGGAAATTGAAACAAAGCTGGTAAAACCATTATGAGCAGAAGCATGCGCATGTCTGTTGAAGTCGAGGGACTGGACGAAGCCCTGCGGCGCTTGAAAGCGTATGATACAAAGTCAACCGAAAAAATTTCAGAAGCTATCCGGCTTGGCGGACAAAATATTGGTAAAGAAGCACGCAGCCGTGTACCGCGCAGAAGCGGCAAACTGCGTAAAAGTATACGCACAAGGTTCGACAGTACGGCTATAACATCTACTGTCCGCACTAATGTGCCATACGCGCATCTTGTAGAATTTGGTGCAGCAGCTGCTACAGTACGGCCGCGCAGCAGAGCAAGAAAAGGCGGAAAACCTAAACTGGCTTTGCGGATTGATGGCAGAGGTTTCAGACGTTTTGTGCATAAAAGCAGTAAGCCGGGAAAAGGTGTAGTCCATATTCCGGCACGGCCTGCACGTCCCTATATGACACCTGCTTATCAGAGCGGCAAGCCGAGGATCGAAAATGATATAAAAAAAGTGTTAAGGGAGATGCCTAAATGATTAGAAATGTGCCTTTAACAGCTGTGCAGGCCGCTGTATATAAAGCGTTGAGCAGTAATATACGCGGCTATAATGTCTATGACGACAGCACGCCTTTTGAAGATGGAGAACTTGTAGACAGCAGGTATTTGGTTATTGGCGAAACTACAGGTAAGCCGTCAAGTGCTAAGCGTGATTGCCCTGTTTGGGAAGTTACGGTGAATATCAATGCTTTCAGTAATTATCATGGAAAAAAAGAACTGGATGAAATGCTTGACGATATTGTACAGGTTTTGACCGGTTCTGCTGAGCTGGAGCAGATTGAGATTGCCGGTTACTATTTTCATGGTTTGGAGATTGATATGGTGGAAGCCTTCAAGGAAGAATATGAAGATGGGACTGTCTGGCAGCATGGAGTGGTGCGCGTCATAGTAAAAGTTGAACAAAAAGAAATGTAGGAGGTAGAAAAGAATGAATGAAATTATCAAAGCGGCTAATTTCCCTATGCAGCCAAACAAAAGTCAAACGCTGGCTGGTAAAAGCCTGCTGTTGTTTTTGAACTATGGTGAAGGCGCTACTGTTGAAAATCCTAAATGGGGTTTAGTCGGCGGACAGCGTAATTCGCCGCTTTCCATGAGCGGGGACGAAATCGACGGCAGCGACAAAGCAAGCGGCGGCTGGGGTGAAAGCCTGCAAGGGACTAAAAGCTGGAGTATTGAGCAGGAAGGCGTTTATAAAGTAAATAATGAAATGCTGGATGCTTTGAGATATGCCTTCGTCAATGATATTGCAGTGCATATCATGCGCCTTGATAAATATGGTAATGCTGTAAAAGGCTTTGCTAACATTACGGAATTCAGTGATGATAATCCGCATGATGATGTTGCTACTGTTACCATGACACTTAGTGGTATTGGTAAACCTGAATTTGTTACTAATGAGCCTGATCCGCGCAACACAGCGAATGCGATAACTGACCTTGCTGCTACATCTGAAAGTGCAGGGACAGTGAACCTGACCTTTGGCGCTCCTTCCGGTGCAGTAGCTGTTGTTTTGCAGCAGAGTGAAGATGGAACTGAATTTACAGATACGGATGTAGCGATTGAAAATACTACGACCAGCGCAGAAGTAAGCGGGGTAAAAGCCGGTAAGGCGTACTTTCGTTTAAAGGTAAATGGCGGCGACAAGAACGGTTATGGCAATATTGCTACTGTGACAGTATCTTGAACGCTGCCGAATAATAAGAAATATCAAAATAATAATTAAAGCAGGGCTTTGAAGGCCCTGCTTTTTCTATACCAAAGGAGCGATGAAAATGAGTTTGGACAGAAGTGTGACGATCAATTTAGGCGGCAAAGAAAGAAAAATCAAGTTTAATGCTTTGGGTGTAAGCCAGCTTGAAAGGATGCTGGATGACCACAATGTTTACAAAATGGTAAACGGCGGCGTTATTGCTTTAGGCGATTTGGCAAAATGCCTGTATGTCGGCTTGGCTGCGTATGACAAAAAAGTTACTATCCAACAGGTTTATAACTGGATGGATGAGTGGCTGCTGGATAACAGCAGTGAAAGTTTGCAGACACTTGTTATCATTGCCTTGAGCAAAGCGGGTGTTTTTGGGTTTGCCAGGAAGGTGCTGGAATCTGAAAATAATACGCTGGAAATTGAAGCGCCGCCTGATGATGAAGAAGTGGGGAAGTAACAAAAAGCTTTACAGAATTGCTGGATGAACTTTTGCCGTGGTGTTATGGTGAATTGAATTTAAAACCGTGGGAAGTAGAACGGTTGTGCCTTGCAGATATTTTTTTGATGTTGGACGGATGGCAGCGCAGATATGACCATTTAGAAGATATTGTTATCAGCTGGATCACATACCCAAATGTTTGCATAGCTTCAGGCAAAAAGAAACGACCGGATCTGAAAAGCTTTTTTGCACACAGGAAAAAGCGTAATTCCTCTAAGGAACAATCTGAAATAGCGCAGGATCTTTTTGAAGAATTTGGCTATGAATAGGAGGTGAAATGATGGCAGAAGTAGCACGTTTACAAGTAGTTATTGGCGCACGGATAAATGAATTTAATAAAGAAATGGGTGCGCTGCAGAAAAACGTTAAACGCACCTTTGCCAGTGATAATTTGGGCATAAGTAAAGGCGCGGTGGGTGCTATTGTCGGTGTAGGTGTAGCTTTGGGTGCTTTGGGTCTTGCTTCAGTAAAAGCTGCCGGGCAAATGGAGCAGACACGGATTGCTTTTACTACACTTTTGAAGGATGGTGAGAAGGCAAAAAGCTTTTTAAGTGAACTTGAAAAGTTTGCGGCCAGTACACCATTTGAATTACCGGGCGTTTTGGATGCTTCTAAAAGGCTTCTTGCTTTCGGATTCAGTGCGGAACAGGTAATTCCTATATTGACTGCTGTAGGTGACAGCGCAGCGGCCTTGGGTATAGGTGAAGAAGGCATTCAGCGTTTGACTTTGGCAATAGGGCAGATGCAGGCCAAAGGCAAGGTCAGTGCAGAAGAAATGCTGCAGCTTGCTGAAGCTGGCGTTCCGGCATGGGAAATGCTGGCAAATAAGATTGGCACTGATATACCTACAGCTATGGATAAAGCGAGCAAAGGGCAAATATCTGCGGCAGAAGGCATTCAGGCTGTTATCAGCGGCATGAACAGTAAGTTTGGTGGGATGATGGAACAACAATCACAAACTGTTAATGGTATTATGAGTAATATTCAAGATAGTGTTACTCAAACCATGGTTGTTATTGGTGATGAACTGATTGAGGCATTTGATATCAAGGGCGCCTTGAAAGGCGCGCAGGACGCTATTGGTGAGTTTGCGGATAAAGTTAAAACTATAGGGCTTTCTAATGCTATCCGTGATTTGCCTGTATGGTTTACTGGTTCTATGGCTGTTATTGCCGGTGCGATAATGGGTGTGGCTATACCGGCTATAGTTGCGCTTGTTGGCACTTTATATACACTGGGTGTAGGTGCTGGCATAATTTCTGCGCCATTTATTGCTGCGGGTGCAGTTATAGGCGGGGTAGCTTATGCCATATTTGAAAATTGGGATTGGCTTGTAATTCAATGGGAATATTTTTGTGACACTATGGTTATTGCCGTTGATGGAGCAACGGCAGAAATACAGAACGCTTTTGCCGGGGCTGTAATGTTTGCAGCGAATGCTTTGGATAAATTATTTTCTATTGTCAATGTCAGCAGTGATTTGGCAGTGCAGGCAAAAGAATGGGCGGCCAATACACAAAAAGCGGCACAGGCTACTATCGAAGCTGCAAAAGCTAATCAGCAGCTGGCGGACAGTAATAAAGTTAAGCAAGAGTTTCGTGTTTCGTCAATCAATGCACCAACTGAACAAAGTTCGGGCATTAAGATTGCTTCACCTGATGCGTTAGGCTTGACGAGCGGTTCAACAACAGCGGCAGGCGGCAGTAAAAAAAGTGGCAAAAATTCCGGTATAGATAAAATCAGCCGGGAAATAGACAGGATCAATGAGCAGCTTAATACTGCCAAAGAGAAAACTTTGGATATGCAGCGTGATTTTAATAACTTCACGATGGATATTAAAATTGGCGGGTTAAGTGAATTCGATCAGGTATATGCCAATATTGTAAAAGAAAGGGATCAGCGTATAGCTGCCGTTGATGAATGGAAAAATAAATTTGCTAATGCCGCAACTGAAGCTCAGCAGTTATATGAACGTGCCATGAAAACCGGTGATGATACTGTTATCGCCAATGCGTTAGCAATGCTTGAACAAAGAAAGGCTGCGCAGGTTACTGCAGAGCAGGAAGCTGCAGCATCCCAAATTCAGATCAACAAAGACATGAATGAACAGCTGATGTCACAGGCTACGTTGCTGCAGGCTTTTAAGGCTGATTTGGATGAAATGCAAAAGCAGGGCGAACTGGAACGGTATATTGCTTATTTGGATGAAGAAAAGGCTGCCTTTTTACAAAATCAGGCTGAAAAGCAGGAATTGATGCAGCAGTATTATGACTGGCGGCTTGAAGCTGAACAGTCATATGCAAGTTTTGCACTGGAAGCAGCTAATACTTTAAAGGATGGGCTGGCACAAGGTTTTGCTAATGCTATTGTTGATGGGCAGAATTTTGGAAAAACTTTGCAGAATTTGGGCAAAGAAATTGTGAAAATGTTTATTCAATGGCAGATACAAAGAATGGCTGCAGCTGCTCTTAGCAAGATGATGATGGGACAGGAAACTGCTGCTGTAGCAGCACAGGGGGCTGCAATGGCGACATCACTTGCGCCTGCGGCGTGGCTGAAACTTGTTGTTGAACCGGGCGCGTCTGGAATTGCTACGGGTCTTTTAACATCCGGGTTGAGTGCTGCCGCTGGTATTGGAACAGCAAGCAAAACTCTTACAAGTTTTGGCGGCGGAATTCAGGAAATGAGTAAGTTTGATTTTGGTGCAAATGGACTTGGTACAAAGAACTTTGCTGCCGGTGGCGTTGTTACTGCGCCTACTCATGCTTTGATTGGCGAAAAATCTTATCCTGAAGCGGTACTGCCTCTGCGCAGCAGCGTATTGCAAAAGATCACTAGCTTTTTGTTTGATGGTGTGGACTTTGGAGCTTCTTCAGGTGATGGTGCTAATGTTGAAATAATTAATTATGGTGATATTAATACCGGTGCTGATTACGATACCTTTATGGAGGATGTTCAATATTCTTTGGCTATGGGTGTGCGGGGGTGATAAAGTGACGATCATAAGACGTGAATATTTTCCTGTACGTAAGCAGGTAAAGCCTACAGAACAGCTTATTATCAATGGAACTGCCCTGCCATATGCCTACAGCTTTGACGGTGCTGCTGATATTACTGTGCGCGTTAAAAGCGAAAAGCGAGGCTACAGTCACGGCAGCACTATTTCAGGCGATGGATTTATTGACGGTAAAAAAATTACTTTAGGCTTTGTTATTGAAGGCAGTACGCCAGCTGAACACGATGCCAAGCTTAACGATCTGTATCAGCTCATGTATCAGCGTGATTATCAGCTGCAATCAGGCAGCGGGCGTGGGTACTATAATATTGCCTGCATGGCCAGCACTAAAGAAAAATGGGTGGACAGTTTCAAAGGGACTAAAGGTGAGGTTGATATAACGCTGCTTTTATCTGACCCGTTTCGCTATGACAGCACTGAATCTGAACTGGTTACAGAATTTGCAACAGCCGCTAAAGATGCCCAAATTGTTATCAGCAATGGCGGTAGCGTTGAAACGCCGCTGACCATTGAATTAATACCGCTTACAACGATGAATGACGTAACTATCACGCATGTTGAAAGCGGGTATAGTATGCGCGTAGCGGATACGCTTTTGACTAAACCGGCAACGCTTATTGTTGATACTAAAGCCGGAACGGTACGCCGTGGAACATATAATGCTATTAACGCTTTCAGCGGCCAGTTTCTGACCGCAAGACCGGGTGAAAATACTTATTTGTTTAATGGTGCTGCCGGTACAGTAAAAATCCGCTGGCATAACAGGTGGCTGGCATGAATCTGCGTTTTGGCAATAAACTTTTTGGACGTTATATTTGGGCAGCGTCTGTAAAAAAACAAAGCGGGCCAGGGCCAGGGCCGGGGCCTGACCCTTCGGAAGTAAAATATATACCTGATTACGTTCAGGTTATTTTTTATAACAAGGATGGTATGAAAACGGCGATTTTTTCAAGGGATACTGAAAATAATCCGTTTAATAAAATCGAGTTTGAAAATATTAAAACAGGCTGTGGCAGTGCAACGCTCAATTTCAAACAGTTTCCAAGCTTTGCAGAAATAAGCTATGGACAGCGGATTGATATTTATTTGTTTGCAGATAAGCGGCCGTGGTACAGCGGGCATGTTTTAACGCGTCCTGACAGCGGCGGTACTGGAACAGATTATAAAATAACCTGTTATGGCTATTTTGATAAGCTGGAAAAGGTGCTTATTTTTGGCACTTATGAGAATCAGGAGATTGCTGATATTGTGCGTAATATTTGTCGGCAGGTTGAAGCTAAGACTGGTATTGTTTATAACGACAACAAAATATATGACGTTGGCTATGATATTAAGAAAATCGTTTTTGACGGTGTGAGTGCTAAGGAAGCACTGGAACAGCTTTCAGAGTTTGCAACAGATTTTATTTATGGCGTTGATGAATACCGGGAATTTTTCTTCAGGCCACGTGTTGATGAGATCAATGAAGAAGCACGCTTTTGGGTAGGACAGCATATGGACGGATTTGAACCGACACAAAGCATTGATAAGATCGTAAATTACGCGCGTATCAAAGGTGCGGCCATTGACGGTGAGGGTGAGAGCTGGTTGGCTACTGTAGAGGATAAAGAAAGCCAAGACTTATACGGCGTATCTGAAGAAGTTTGGACGCTGCCAACCGCTTATACTGCTGCTGATGCTGAGCGCTGGGGACAGTCTGAATTAGCAAAATACAAGAATCCTGTTCTTTCTGCTAAAGCAACAGGTGTTAAGCTGAAATATCCTAAGCCGGACGGTGTTTTTTGGGTACGGCGTTTATCTACAGATGGGCAGGCGCTTATAAGTGACAAGGAAGGTAAAGAACGTAAGTATCCAATAACCAAGTTAAAATATACGATCAGCGGTGAAAAGGGTATTGATTTTTCTATGGAGTTGGGCGAGCCTCCGTATCCGCCTACGGCAAAGTATTTGTTGGATATTGAGCGGGCCGCCCGCAATAATGAACTTTTACAGCAGGCTGCTAATACGCAGCTTGTCAAATAATATGAAAAGGATGTGATGATATGGCAGCTCCAAGTAATATACGGATAAATCCGTTTATAGGTGACGGTGGGACTACGAACTATGTAGATTTTACAGAAATGCATATAATTCCGGCTGTTAGTCCGTTTGTAGTGCGGCTAAATGAAGTCCCGCAGAAGAAAGACCCTAGCAATATGAAGGTTGTTTATGTGGATGAAACAACAGGTGCGCCGACAACAACGGTTTTGACTGAAGTTGCGGCAACACCGGGAGCGGGCGAATTCCGGCCAGACTATTCTACTAATGCCGATGGTGATGAAGATTGGAACACCGGCTTAATTGAGTTTTCCAGCGCAGATGCAGGCAAAAGCATTCAGGTAAGCTACACCGGAATGGGAACACTTGCAGGCGTGAAAAATAATCGCTTTCCGGCATGGTGGCTTGATCGTGGTGATGGCAGTGACGGCGATTTTAGACCTACTGGTAATACAACGATTAGCGGGCTAAAACAGTATAGGAGCGTGTTTATTCCTGCTGGTGTGACGATAAGTGTTAATAGATTTGTTAGAATCAAATGTCAAGGGATGTTTGTGAATAATGGCATTATTCGGGAGGTGTCAGGTGTAAATAGTGGTGGTAGTGGTGCTTCTTCTAAAGGTGGCGCCGGCGGTAATGGAACGATAGGAACTAGTTCTAATGGTGGCGCCGGCGGTAGTGGATACAGAGGGTATGGTGGTGGTGCCGGCGGTGCATTTTTAAGTGCATTAGATTTAACACAAGATTTAACATATTACGGTGGAACTGGTGGCGGTGGTGGAGCTGGTGGAAATGGTAGCGAATACGCAGGGGCTGGTGGAAATGGAGGAAGAGGTGGTGGAAGCATCCAGATTATAGCTAGCGAAACAATTATAACAGGTACTATAGCGGCAAATGGATATAACGGGTCTGCTGGTGTATCAGCAGCTGTAACGTATCCTGGTGGCGGCGGTGGCGGCGGTGGTGGTGGCGGCGTTATTATTATTTCTTGTTCTATTAAAAATTCAGGTGTTGTAACTGCTAATGGTGGTAGCGGCGGTAGTGCTGGTTATGGCGCAGGAGCTGGTGCTGCTGGAGGGGCAGGAATTGTTTTTATAAAAGAATTGGGGATGCTTTAATGATTTGTATTCTTGATGAAAATAATAAAATTATAAATATTGTAAATGCAGAATATCCAGTAGAAAATAATGAACGTCTTTTCTATCCGTGGAATCGACTGTGGGAGCAATACACAGATGTTGAGCCGTTTGATTATGCTAAAAACAGATACATAAACGCAGCGGGAGCTGAATTTGCTAATCGTCGTGATGAAGTGCGTTGGATTGAAATTGCTGGTGTTACTTATGGCTTTGATTGTGCGTCTGAAGATATAACTAACTTTATGGCTGCATATACGCCGCTTATGGTCAAGCAAGATGGAGAAACAGGCTATAAGGTTTGGTTAGACAAAGATAAAAAAGGCATTGTTAAGTTAGATTATGAAGGGATGAAAAAGGCATATGATACTGTTCGCAGCAGTCAACTGGCAGCTTATGCTTGGTATGAAGATATAAAAGCAAAGCTGCTTGCTGTTACTGAAGTAGAAGGAAAAGAAAAGCTGGAAGAAGTTTTTCCGATAGGAGGCTGAATAATGGATTTACAAACTGTGTTTAATGCTATGACACATGCTGGTAATAAAATTTTTGGATTATTTAGCTTTAAAATTTTAATGGCAGCAGTTTTAACATTGTTTTTGCACAAACATTTTATTTTGTTTATGGGATTTATTCTTTTGGTTTTTGTTGATTGTATAACCAAATGGGTTGCTATAAGTTATGAATTTTTAAAAGAAAAAGGTGTTGAAAATCCTTCTATTCTTGCATGTATAAAAGGCGCCAAAACTGCACGCAAAGCAGGGCGAATAAATAGCAGTACAATGAAAGAACGTGGATTAGGAAAGATTGCAATTTATGTTATATGTGCTTTTGTTGCTGGCGTTGGAGATTTAATGATGCACATATTGAGTACGCCTACATGGATGGTGAGTCTTGTTATTGGTTATATGGTAGTTACTGAAGTATTATCGGTAATTGAAAATTTAAGTGATGCAGGTGTTGATATTTTGGATAAGCTTATCGGAAAACTGAAAGGACGGTTATGAAAATGTTAAAAGGCATTGATGTATCTGAAAACAATGGTTATGTAGATTGGAATGCAGTAAAAGCTGCTGGTATGGATTTTGCCATTATTCGGCTTGGTTTTGGAAATAGGCATTTGGATACTAATTTTTATGAAAATGTAAATGGAGCGTTGGCAGTTGGCCTGAAAATTGGCGTATATTATTATAGCTATGCTTTGGATGAACCAGCGGCAAGATCAGAAGCTAGATATATGATATCTGTTTTAAAAGATGCTGGGCTGACAAAAGATAAGATTGAAATGGGATTATGGTTTGATATGGAAGACGCAGACGGTTATAAGTCTGGAAATGGTATGCCTACGAATCAAACTATCACAAATATGTGCAGTGATTTTATTGTTACATGCAATGAAGCTGGATATAGCTGTGGTATTTATGCTAATTTAGATTGGTTGGAAAACAAAATTTATACAGATCAGCTGGCAGATTATGTGCCTTATTGGGTAGCTCAATGGGGACGCAGCTGTGATTGGCCTAATGCTACAATGTGGCAGTTTACTGATAGCTACGACATAAAGGGTAAGCTTTTTGATGGTAATTATTTGTTATAAAAATTGATAAAGGGCATCTTAACGATGCCCTTTTACTTTTATGGAGGTATGTTTGTGGAAAATAAATATAAAATTATTACAGTAGTGTTATGTGTGGCTGCTTTTTTTCTCGGCTGGTATGCACGTGCATGGTTGCACATCTGCCCGGTTGCAGAGCCGGAGATAAAAACAGAGGTAAAATATAAAACTGATACTAAAACAGAAATTGTTTATGTGCCTAAGTATATCTACCAGGACGGAAGTACAGAAAAAACAGATGTTGATGTAAATGTTGGTAAACAGGAGCTGACAGTGAAAGTAAATGGCAAAGATTTTGAAATAAAAAAGGCTGATGATGAAAAGTATATTTTTGATAAATATAAGCTGCAGTTGAATCAAACAAGCCGAACTGATCTGAATATTACAGTACCGGTAATAGATAAAACTAAGAGATGGGAAATTGGCATAGGAGCTTCTAAAGATGGTGCTGTTGGCATGATAGGTTTTCCGGTTAAAGGCAATATAGGTGGTTGGATTGCAGGACGGCAAGATAATGTTATGGCAGGGATTGTTGTGAAAATCTGAAATAAAAGACTTGTTAAATAAATTTATTTAACAAGTCTTTTTGTATTAATTGCGGTATGGTACAATAAATTACATAAATAAAAATAAATTTTTTTATGGAGAAAAAAAATGGAAGTTTTAAAAGATGCATATAGGGATATCAAAAAAATGTTTGTAGTATTAGGTCATAAAAATGCGGCTACATCTGTAAAGATATTTTCTTTAGCTGCAATTATTTTTCTTATATTTGTTTTATTACCTGTTTTAATCAATTTTTTATCAATATTTGAGTTGAATGTTTATCTTTCGCTAAGTCAAAATTTTCATAATATAGACATGGATAATGAAATGATAAATAATGCCTATAAAAGCATATATCTGCCTATAAATGATTTGAACTCTTTGATTGAAGATATGTTTAATGTATTTAATCAAAGATGGTATTACGACTATAACATAAAATGGAATTCGTTTATAACTTTTATAGGATTTAATTTTAAATATACATTTTTTCGTTCGATATTCTATTTAAATACATTCTTATATTCAATAGGTGGTTTTATATTTTCAATTCATATGTTTTCTAAACAAAAGGAAAAAGGTGTTTTTTATTTACTTGCTATGATTTTTTTCTATGGAAATTATAATAGTGTTTTTAAATTTTTGGATTGCCTTTTTTTTATCCAAGATGATGTGTATTATTTTTATTGATCATGGTTTTACTAAAATTATTGGAAATTCAGTAAGTATGGTTATTGCTTTTTACGTGTACAAAATTTTGTTGGAAAGATTAGGTAGTGAATAGACCAAAACTAAATAAAAATTAGACTTTTGTCTGTATTCTTCCCCAAATATTCCCCGTATCAAATTGACATTTATTCCCCGGAAAATAAAAAAACACCGCAATTCCTTGCGGTGTCTGCATTTTAATGGTGGCCCCGGCAGGATTCGAACCTGCGACCTTTTGATTCATAAACCTTTCCGCAGGCAGCTGAAGCAACATTAATTAATTTTGATAAAGGTTTAGAAAGACCAAAAACATCAGAAATTTCGATTCCGCTCATACCGTCTAACAAATTAGAAACCTTCTTTCTATATAAAATATTTTGTTTTTTACAATGATTCTGCTTTTACAGCAATTACTTTATATTTACTGTCCATATCTACAAAAAATTTACTTAAAACGACAGCGTTCAAACTATTCTTTGCATATACTGTACCAACAACACGAATAATATTATTATTTTTGGTTACCCAATAATTGCCGCTGAACTTTGCAGAAGCAGGGTCTTTTAAAATAGATTTTACTGCTCTTTCGGCTTCTCTCATTGCAATATTTCGTTCGTTGTCAGATAAAATAGTACCAGTGAGAGTGTTTAAAATATTGCCAGATTCATATAACTTGTTATTCCTGAATACAATTTTATCAATAGAATTATTTGGTTTAACATACATAACTAAAATAACATCTACTTTTTGATTTGATAATGGTGGAGCAGTTATTTGATAAGCGGTATCTGTCATTTTGTACATAGAAGTTATTTTTTCAAGCCCGATGGCAGATAAAATACCGTCAATTTCCACTGCTTTTTCGTTGTCTATATTCATTGCTTTAGCGATAAGATTAGAATTAGAAACTATTTTTGTTACTTTAATTTTTTCTTCCGAATTATTAGTTGATTGGGATACGTTCAGTTTATTTTGATCAGCGTTTTTTGTGTCATTAGAACCGCATCCAGATGTAGTAGAAATTATTAAAATCATAAGTATTGCGAATAAAATTTTTTTCATCACTAAACACTCTCCCCGGGACTTTAATATTTATTTAATCGTCACTGTGACGATCAGAACTGAAATCAACATATATTACCCGACCTTGTTTTCGAACGGGTCTTCGCCGTTTTCCGTTGTTTCATCTTTCATATTTGCTTTAATATAATAATCTATGCTATTTTCTATCGCCCCTTGCTGCTCCGCAGTAAGTTGGCGATATTTTTTTATTATAGTACACTCTTTTTCTGAAAATGTAGTATCTGTATTGATTTCTCTTTTTCCGTAAATTAAGTAAACAATATTGGCATCTAAGGCATCGGCTATGGCTATAAGTGTACCGATTTTTGGATCAGTCGTTATACCAGCAAAAATTTTTGAGATAGTACCGACAGGAACATTGGACTTTTTACTAATATCTTCTATTCTCATTTTCTTTAATACTTTTGCTTCTTGTAAACGTGATAATAAAACATCAAATGAAAATACCATATCTAAGCCTCCTTTGTTTGCATTATACCATTGAGTCGAAAGGAAATCAACAAAATAATTCCGTTGATGAAAAATAATTCCCGAAAATATATTGACTAATTCCGTTGACAGAATTATAATGAAACTATAAAATTCCATTAACGAAAAAGAGGTGCAGGGATGAATAATTTGTTTATTGCTTTGATGAAAAAAGGGATAAAACCAGAACACGCAGCAAAAGTTATATCTCGACTTTTGGGATGTTCTGAAAGAACAGCTAGAAATAAGCTGAAAGAAGTAACTGATTTTAGTGTAACAGAAGCAATTAAAATCAATGAAAAAATTTTCGATAATAATTATGAAATAGGTTTTTTATTTAGGAAAGATAAAAGTGAAAAATCAGCAAAGGGGGCATAGTAGTGTTGAAGAAAATTTTGCACTGGCTGGACATTAAAAGAACGCCTTGCATAGAGCAAGGCGTTTTCAAAAGTTTTTACGTTTCCATTGGTGGTTTTTCTAGTCAAATGCGGGCATGTAGACTGGCAACGGCTATTCAGGAAACATTTGATCTGCCAGAGGAATGTGTCAAAGTAGAGAAAATTTTTGTAAAACCTGTTCTACAATCTGACGGCATAAATCTGGATAAAGCTGAGTAGCCGCAGCCGTGAAAATACCTATTATCCACCAAAGAAGTTGTAGTGATTTAGTGAAAATATTTTTTCCGCCAAAACCTAAATATTGCAATAAATTTTGAGGTAGATATATAAGGAGATTTAACCAGTATAAAGGATTAAAAGTTTCCCAACAGCGTTTTTTAAAAATTCCAATTAATTGTAAAAATGTCTTATTGGTAATTACAACAAAATTTTCTAAACTGGAAGGAAAATTTTCTGCTAGAGAAGCATTAAATGATGCAAGTTGACCATAGCCCATTGGTTGGACTGTTGGGATATATGGCTCTATTATATTTGCTTTTTTGATTAATTCGCTGAAGTTTTGCTTTTCCTGAGTAAGTTCAGCGTAGCCTGTCTCGGTTTCAATCCATATTATATACAAATGATGTATCTTTTTTGTATTATGTAAATTTATGAGATTACTAATAAGTTTATATAGCGGAATAGCAAGTATATAATACCAATGTTCTAACATTGATCAAACTCCTTTGGAAATTATGGTTGATAAACTATATTTTACCATATTTGCGATATTGCTGCATGGAAAGGCGATAAAGATTTGTGTAAAAGGTAAGAAAGGAAGGGGCTTAAAATGACTGTTCAAAAGATAGTTCAATAACTGGTGGAAGAAATTGAAGCTTCATATAGGCTGTATACTCAAATGAATAGAAAATTGGGTGAAGAACGTGCTAGACCATATTGGAGAGAATATAATACTTTATTAAATTTTGCTAGAAAAATTGGGTGTGAAAAGATATGGGATGAAAAAATGAGAGAAATATGGAGGCGAGGAAATGAAGTCGTATGATGAGCAGTTAAACATTGGCGGGCTGAATTGGCCTGTACTTATCAATGTAGAGCAGGTTTGCCGGGTGATGGTCGATTTGAGAAATAACATAGAATTAGGGCTGAGATGCGTACTGGATTGCATCAAAGCGATCAATCACAGAATAAAAGTGCGGAAGCGTGTCAGCTGCTGTTTTAGGATCACAGAAAGGTCTGAACGTAAAAATGCAAAATGCTGGAATAAAAGGAGTTCCGGCTGGTGCTGAAAGGTGGTGCAGTAAATGCAGCGTATGAGTTTGAGCAAGTTTTGTAAAATCTATGGCGCAAGTTATTATGATATGTTGAATTATTGCCAGCGTGGCTTGTTACCGCATAGTGGAGGCGGTAAACGCGGGTGCCCGATCAGAGTTTGGGATGAAGATGTTATTGCTTTCTTGCGCGATCAGGATCAGCGACAGGCTGAGCTGAAGGCTGCCAGTATGAAAAACATGCAGCAGGCTGCAAATATAATCAGTTTTCGCAAAAATAAACCTAGTGATGAAAACCGGTTTAAAAGCGATATTCTTGCTCTTAAAAGTGAAACTAAAAAGCTTTTGGCCAAGTGTAGAGCTGCTGCACAATATGGAGGGATGTAAATGAATAATGAAAAAGAAAAGAACGTATAGTGTTGACGCACCATACGTTCAAGGGTAGATGTAACTTCACCGTCCGCATCTACCCATTATTTTATCATAGTGGGGTGATATTGTGAAATACTTTTTAGCTGTTTTAGGGCTGGCCTGCTGCTTGTGGTATTCGTTTTTTATGGATGAACCTAAGCAAACCGTTGCTGTAACTGTAACGGTGCGGGCAGGAGATACTTTGGAAGAAATAATTTACGATTTAAAAGAAACGTATGACGATCAGCGCGATTGGCGTGAAATTTGCGCTCAGGCTGAAAGGGATAATGCTTTTGGGCGCTATATTCTGCCGGGTGAACATATTATTTTTAATATGGAGGTTGCGGGAAAATGAAACCTGAATGCAATAACTGCCGCTGGAATTTTAAGCGATATATGGACTATTATCCGTGTTGTGATTGCATAGGGCTTCATAAGTCGGCAAGCTATAATTTCTTTTGTTTTCCCGATCAGCTTAATATGTTCGGAGTTGCCGAGCTTTGCCATTGCCGGAGCTGTGGGCGGCGTGTGCATATGGAATTTGGCAGTCGTGGCTATAAGTATATTCGCTGCAAATGTGGAAACACCATGCAGGCAAAAGTAACTGTAGAAGAAATGATTCACCGTTGGAATAATCGTGCGCCTGCCCGGACTAAGCTGTGGAGGACGAATGAATATGAAAGATAAGCGCTTCTGCTGTCGTTGTGAAGAAGTGTTGATGAATGGTTTTTATTTTCATAACAGTGAAGTTGGTATTTGTAATAGATGCGTAACGGATTTAGCTATTCAGCTGATTAAAAATGAAGATAAAGAAGTCATAAATGCGTTGAGAAAAAATATTGGTAGTGAAAATGGTGATAAATAAATGGAACGAGAATTATGGGATGAAATAGTTGTTGATAATTTTGCTGGTGGTGGCGGCGCTAGTACCGGAATTAAGATGGTGATTGGGCGTGATGTTGATATAGCTATTAATCATGATCCGGATGCTATTGCCATGCACAAAGCTAATCATCCTTACACTGAGCATTATAACGAATCTGTTTGGGATATTGATCCGGTTACCGTTACTGGCGGCAGGCCTGTAGGGTTATGCTGGTTTAGTCCTGACTGTAAGCATTTCAGCAAGGCAAAAGGTGGAAAGCCGGTTGATAAAAATATCCGAGGGCTGGCGTGGGTTGCCCTGAAATGGGCGGCAACAGTGCGGCCACGTGTGATAATGCTGGAAAATGTTGAGGAATTTAAAACGTGGGGCCCGCTCTTGGGTGATCGCCCTGACCCTAATCAGAAAGGGCACACATTTAACTGTTTCGTTAATGCTCTGCGGCGGCATGGTTATCAGGTAGATTGGCGGGAACTGCGGGCCTGTGATTATGGTGCTCCAACGATTCGCAAACGTTTTTTTCTGATTGCCCGGTGTGATGGGAGGCCTATAGTTTGGCCAGAACCGACACACGGAGATCCGTTAAGCTTAAAAGTTCAGTCAGGAGAGCTGAAACCGTGGCATACTGCTGCAGAGTGCATTGACTGGTCAATTCCCTGCCCAAGTATTTTTGAACGCAAGAAACCACTTGCAGAAAATACACTGTGCCGGATAGCTAAAGGATTGCAGAAGTTTGTTATCGATAATCCGCAGCCGTTTATTGTGCAGGTTAATCATGGCGGCGATAATTTCCGTGAGGCAGATTTTGATAAACCGTTCCCGACGGTCACTGCAAAACACGGCTTTGGATTGGTAACGCCATATGTAACGCAGATTTGCCAAAATGGTTTTGCTGGCGATAAACGTAGCAGTGATATTGACAGGCCGCTTAGTACCGTGTGTACGAAAAATGAGCATATGCTAATAGCACCGAATTTAATTCAGTATCACGGCGAGCAAAGCGAAAAAGAAGTGCGTGGACAGGCTTTACAGCGCCCATTGATGGTGGTTGATGCCAGCAATAGGTATGGGCTTGTGGCAGCAAGTTTAGTAAAGCACTACGGCGGTAATTATCAAGGGTCAGGCGCTGGATTAGATAAGCCTCTGCCAACGATTACAACGGTAGATCATAATGCGATTTTAACTAGCAATTTGATACAGCTCAACAAGAGCAGTGAGCAGTCGTTAGAAAGACCATTTAACACTGTAACGGCTGGCGGTGGGCATTTTGGCGAAGTAAGAGCATTTTTGCTCAAGTATTATGGACAGGGTGGCGGTCAGACATTAGATGAACCACTGCATACGATCACAACAAGGGACCGTTTCGGGTTGATTACCGTTGCTGGCCAAGAGTATCAAATAATCGATATTGGTATGCGTATGCTGACACCGAGAGAGTTGTTTCGGGCGCAGGGGTTTCCTGATACATATATTATTGAGTGTGATTATCTCGGCAGGCCATATCCTAAAACAGCACAGGTTGCCCGGTGTGGTAATGCAGTACCGCCGCAGTTGCCAGCAGCTTTAGTGAGAGCTAACCTTCCTGAGCTTTGCGGAATTGCTTTACAGAAAGCGATGTGAAAGGATGAAATTTTATGGATATGAGTTTATTTGAGCTTATTCAATATGCCTTTCTAACGATAATATTTTTTATTGCATCTATAGTTGCAGTTAATGTTTTGCTTACCGCTATGGGAATTTATCTTTTTTGGAGGAAATAAATTATGGAGTATGTCAATAAACAGACTGGTGAAGTATATCAGGCTGAGGAAGTTGATTTAAAGAATTTGTGTGATGGTGATTTGAATTTTCTGTTTACCGGCGAATTTAGAAATCTTATTAATGAATTAGATATTGGTGATAAAGGCAACATAACTATTAATATCAAGGCAAGTAAAAGCTTGGATGCTACTGGTGATGAAGCAATATTTGTTGAAGCGCAGCTTGGCACTAAATATCCTAAAGCTGTTATTTCAGATAATAATGCAAAAAAAGTTGCTGAAAATGGTCAGGTTGTTCAGAAGGTAGAATTTGGTATGTTTAATGAAGCGGCTGAAGGGATGTCATAAATATGGAATTATATAAAGCACTGGAAACAATTAAAAAATGAATGCACAAAATACACTGAATGTGCGGATTGTCCTTTTGCATTAGGCCATAGCTATTGTGGAATTATTACAAATGGATTTCCGGAAAAATGGAATTTACAAAAGCCCATTAATAAGTTATTTGCGGTAGAAACAATACATGCGGAAGAACGGTGATAGATATGGAAAATAATATTTTGAATAAAGAAAATGTTGCTGAGCTGATGGAGCTTTTAGAATGTAAACGGTACTACTCTAAATGCTTGAAAGATGTTACTGAACTTAAAGAAAAAATGAAGTATGAGGCTACTTCTATTGGAATGCGATTTCACTATTTTGATAAAGAAAGTGGTATGGCTGTTAAGGATGGTATTAATTTTTGTAGTGATCTTAGTAAAAATAAACTGGAAGTTACAAATATGCTTTCTCAACATATCCTTTCTGGCATGGAAGCTGACTTGGAACTTCAAATTAGACGGCTGGAATCCTGTTTGTGGGATAAATTTAGATATACAGAGGATGCGGTGCCGGAGAAAAGTGTTAAATAGAATATAGCTAAATAAAAAAATATAAGGTGATGCTATGGCTGTTGAAATTTATGTTAGTTCTGAGGAACTCAAAAAAACTTTGGAATATGTTGCGCTGATTGGTGGCAATATGGCTTCCGGCAAAAAGCAGGATGATGATCTAAAACAAATGGCCGGCGCTTTGCGTATTGTAGCAGTAAGCCCGCATGAAGATAATAATTATATGCTTATGTTTTGCCGGGCAGGAGCTGCAGAGCAGCTGACGTACAGGATGGAAGGAATAAGCAACGGCTGCGGTCAATCAGCAGATATTTGTGTTGAATGTAAACGTTTTTTGGCTTTGGCAAAAACTTTTACAGGTGATGTAAGGCTTATTTTTGCTGAAAAAGAGCTGCAGATCGTTGTAGAGAGCAGTCAATATAATTTAACGATACTATCAGCCCGCCTGCCTGATTTGAAGATACCTGAAGGCGGCGTGTGCCTTTCTACAGGATTTTTACAGGAAGCAATGAAGCATTGTAGTGCTGCTATTGCAAAAGACGCTGTTGGTGCAAGGGGCGGGATAGAAATAAATATTGCGGACGATGGCAGTGCCGTCTGCTGGAGTGCGCAAAATTCCTGTGTTGCAAAGTATGTAGTGCCGCCTGCATGTTGCAATCAGGCTATTAAATTGATCTTGTTGCCCTTGAATATCCAGCACATTGCAGAACTGGCTGAATTGGGTGAAGTTCGATTGGTCAGCAGTGCGCAGGGTATTTTTGTTACTGCACCGCGCTTTGAT